TTACCATTTAAGAATTGATTCATTTCTGGTGCTTGCTGTACTGGAATAATAGGGATAATTGTTTCTGCTATGTTTTCGCTATAGTAATGGTCAGGATTAAATATTCCTGCCGCCACTAATTTTTCCCATAAGAACTTTCTTAATTCTAACATTGCGTCTAATTTATAATTTACTGTCATGATGTTGTCCTAAATGCTGATTCTAGAGCATTCTCAGCGTCTACCCTTAATGTATTTGGAGAGAATGAATATTGAACTTTCTTTACATTATTTGGAACCTGTAAAGCCTTAGACATTGCGCTAGAGAATAAGTTTTGAAATCCAGATCTCTTTATTGATTGGCTTACTAAATTGCTTGTAAAGAAGTGTCTCTTTGCTAATTCAAAAGATTGCTTAGCTGCATTTCCGCCAGGTCTTCTAACTGTAACAGATGCACCCTTTGGCATATATACAGTATATCCATTTACTTCAAAAACCAATCTTTCTGCGCTTCTTGGTTTAATAACAACAGGATTTCCTTGTTCCATAATAAATGCTTTATTTGCAAATACGTGTCTATGTTTTCCTTTTCCTGTAGGAACCATGCTCTTGGATAATTTAAAGTTAGATGAAATACTAAATGATAGTCCTTGTTTTGAAGCAATGTTTATCTCAAATAGTCTGGACTTTGGGTTTCCCACTTTTTTCCACTCATAAACATGGTGCAATGTTTTTGGGGCAGTTCTCGCTTTAGCATCAATATACTCTCCAAAGTCTTTATCGATTTGATCAAATAGCACTTTGGTAAACTTTTCATTAAATGCTTTGCTTGTTTCTAGTTTGGCCAATACATGAGCCTTATAATATACGGCAGCAGACACCTGAGCAACTATGCTTTCTTTTAGATTCTCATATTTGCTTCCTGCCATTAATCTTTCAAGACCACTGGCTGCCTGGACTATTAATGTACTAGAGCTCAAGTCTTTGAACCTCCGACCTCTTTAATGAAGAGTTATATCCAATAACATCTCCAAATGGATCTGTTATTGGTGTGGTTCCTATGACCTCAAATACTGTTGGGGTTTCATTTGGATAATCTAATTCTTGCCAAATAAATTCTCCGTCGGCATTTCTTATATTAGAAATCTTTTCTCTAAGACCTAACTTTACTAATGTTCTTACTTGAATAATCTGATCCATAACATATCGATTAGAGATCATTTGCTTATCGCTAGTTCTTGTTGTTGCTGAGTTTGAAACTACTCCCTTGGCGTGACAATCCAAAGTCTTATAATATTGCCAATATTTTCTTATTGCGCCTGTTTCTTCATCCTGAGAGTCTACCTGCTTGTAGACATCCAGTTTCATGGATAAAACTGAATCTACTATCCCAAACATTAGACCACAACCAGATTATCAATTACATATTCTGCTAGAAGTTTATCTGCGTAAGCGCATCCTGTTCCAGAATAAACTTGATCGTTATATTCAAAATCCCAGTCAAATGTAGATACTTTCTTTAGGTATCTATCTGCCCAAGCTCTATCCTTACCAAAATAATGTCCCATTAACTGAATGGTTGCCTGTTCTACTTCATCAGGAACTCTTTCCCATCCAAATTTAGCAATTAGTCTATATCGGACACCAGACTTAAATGTATCTTGTCCATAAAAATCGTTAATCGTTGGAGTTGTCATTCCATTTGCTATGTATACAGTATTGTCTAATAGATTTGTTCTATCTACTCTTATTCCATATCCGCTTTCTGTAATTATTGGTTCCCTGCCCCAATTATTTACATTTGGTGTTGACAAGTTGTCTATAAGCAAAATATCATTTGCATAAATTTTATATATATCTTCTACACGGCTAAGCGTAGGAAGAATATCTGATCCGCTTCCATATACAACAATTTCGTCATAAAATGTATAAAACTCTTGACGAGTAAAATTTTCTACAACTTTACGTGCATATTTTTCTGCCATCATCAATTCATGATACGACTTATAGTTTGGATCGCTGGGATCTGTACTCAGACCTAAATCTTCAATTGCATTATCTAAAGAACAGTATGGCGTAACAATATCAACAAAAGAATATTGATCTATTGTTTCAGATCCATATATATAATGCCACTTAACTTTTAGTCTTCTAGGTCTATCTGCTAAATCATATGGAATAATAATTTCATATGATCCAGGATCTGTTTCTGTTTTTGTTGCAATTATATTTGTATATAAAGGAGTGTTTGGATCTATGGCTGGAGATATGGTTTTGTCTTGAGTAATATCATAAATATAGGCTGTTACTGGAATTGTTGCATCTATGATTTCTTTTGCATAGAATGTTTTAATTCCTACCTTGCCTACTGAGTTAACATATATCTCTGCCATTATCTGGGGCTAGATTAGTTGTAATACTCCTGTACTTCTTTTGGAGTAGCTATTCTAAAACCCTCCTCCTTATCAAAAATTTTCTGTGCATCATCTTCTGGCATTGCCACAAATGGATGCTCCTTAGTAAATGTAAAGCCTCCAATATCATATCGGTAATTTGCTCTAGTCATCTTTACAAGGACTGTATTTTCTGCCTGTGCCGCCTTTGCGTCAAATCTAGGAAGAACTTCTTCTGACTCGTCTGCGCTGTCTGCAATCTTTTCTAGGGTATTTTGGTATACTGACCAAGTAACTCCCTCATCTGCTAGTGCTGCAATAACATCTGTTTTTGTTTTTAGGCCTGTTGTTTCGACTGCGAAATCTTCTGCAATCTTACGTAATTCGGATACCTTAAGTGTATCAAATGACATATTTTCTCCTTATTCTAGGTACGTCCATTATAGCATTGTTGAATTTAAATGAAAAGCCCCCAAAAATTAATTTGGGGGCAATTCTTGCAGGTTTATTTCCTAATTAAATTAAGAAGCTACCTTTACGTTCTTTACAACTACCCAAGCATCTGCTTGCTCGATTTGAACACCAACACGAGTATACATTGTGTACTCGATTGAGTCCTTACGTGGCCAGAAGAAACGGTATACAGTTACGTCACGCTTAACACCAATAACTACGTTATTTGGGAATGTCAAGTGTACNNTCACCGTGTGAACCAGTTGCTCCTGAATAGTCTCCAGTTTGTGTTTCTGGAAGTAGCGGAACTTCGACAATTGGAATACCAAATGCGAATGGTGCTACGAAACCAGCTGGACCGCCAAGACCTGGCTGATCGCCACGGATAATGCTTGAAGCGATATCCTGTGGGTTAGCAAAGTTAAGCGATGTGCTTGTTGAATACAAATAATCCTGAATCAGGTTTGATCCTGAAAGGAATCTGAGGTCATTACGACGTTGCTTGTATTTACGTGGCATTGCCTTAAGAGCCTTGTTGAAGATGTCACGGGAAATTGCATTTCCACCGCCATCAACGACACGACCATTAGCCTTTGAAAGCTTTACAACACCGTCGAATGCCTTATAAAGTGCATCTCCTGTGTTTGCAGTATTTCCATTGAGGACAACGTCTTCAATGTCATTACCTGCCTGTGTAGCCATCATACGTGCAATGTGATCTTCGAGATCAGCACCTTCAATGTTGTCTTCTAGAGACTCTGTTGAAAGTTCCCAATCCAAACGAAGTTTCTTGGTTGTGAGAGAAATCTTTGAGAAGGTAACAGCTGCATTTGATGCAGTGTTATCAGCTTCTGTGGCGAGTTGCATAAGTTTCTCACCCACGCCAATGCGATCAATCTCAGTAACTTCTGCTCTCATACGTACTGTACGAGCGACTTTACCGATTACTGTTGCATCGAACATATAATCAAGGAAACGTGCAGACTGCTCTGGATTCAGCAAACCACCTTTTCCTTCGTTTGCACGATGGATGCCAGTGTCAGCGAACGCAGCGCCAACCATTGTACCAGTCTGAGTGGTATTGGCTGCTACTGCTTTTTCTAATGTTTCATTACTCATTTTTTTTCTACCCTCCTTTAGTTAAAAAGTTCATTAACGGAACCAAGGAAAGAACCGTTCCATTTTGATTTTTTGAGTGTAACTTCCTGAGACCCGCCAAGGTCTAAGGACTTCTTAATTGCAGTCTCTGATTCGACTGCGTCAACACGCTTTTCGACATTGTCGATTGTGTTTTTGATATTTTCAACTGCCTTGCTTAGCACGGCATGTTGTTCTGCCAACTCTGAAATTCTGGTATCTACACTCTTGCTAAATGTCTCTACAGTATCCTTGATAGCTGTAACTTGAGCGGAATTAGCTTCCGATGCCTTATTTAGAGTTTCTGAGAAAAAGCCTTTGAGATCGCCTAGCATCTTTGCAAAATCAGGTTCATCAACCTCAACTTCTGATACGTCGGCTGCTTTTTCCAGAGTATCGGCAGAAGCGTCTGCTGCTGCTTCTGCAGGAGCGTCAGCTGGTGCTTCTTCGGCAACAACTGCTGTTTCTTCTACTGCTGCAGGAGTTTCTTCAACTGCTGCAACTGTTTCTGTGTTTTCTGACACTTCATTACCTCCTTCTGCGTTTGCCTGTTTTGCAATTTTTGTATCAGGCAACGTATTTCTTGAATTCTTATATGAATCAAGAATCTTATCTATTTCCTTTGACTTATTAATATCGTTTGACTCTACCCATCCGATTAGAACTGCTGGCTTTCCAGATACTGGGGAAGT